CTGCCGATATTATTGCAGAAAAGCCAGAGCTTGAAGAGATTCGAACGGCGGTAGAGAAACATGGTCTTACAGATTTTGCTAACATCGTCCAAAAGGACCTGGACATGCATATTAAAACTATCAATGAAGCCAAGATTAGGATCGATGAAGCCAGTAAAGCATTAACCGGACTTGATGATATTAAGGTGTTGGAAGAACAGGCCAGGGAACGTATTTTATTGGCACAGAAGCCTGTTGACGAACTATTAGAAGAACGTGCAGCTATTGTCAGTGGTACTGCAGTAAAAAATATTACCGATCAAAATTCAGCTCTTGAAGCAAAGATGGAAGAAATTAAAGCCAAACATCGGGAATTGATTGCTGAGATCAAAAAGCCATATTTAGAAAAAATGGCCATTCTAGACAGTGACGTTGTAAATGCGGCCGAACGTGTACGACCTCTGCGGCAGCAGTATCGTATCAGTGAAGATCGTATTAAAAATATTGATACAACTCTTGAAGGGTTGCGGAAGCAATGGGCTGAAATCGATGAAGAAATCTTTGACGAGACAGAATGTCCGTGTTGCCATCGTCCATATGACGCTGGAATGACAGGTAAAATACTGGAAGAGTTCAACATGCGTAAAAGTCAAAGTTTAGGTGATATTGATGCAGAAGGGCAGAAACTGAGCGAGGAAAAAAGAAAACTGGTTGAAGAAAACCGGAAGCTGTTAATTGAAATCAATAAGTATTCTGGCTTAGAGGTTGAAGCTCCAGCTTTAAAACGGGAAATTTTAGATGCAATGGCAGCTGCAGTAAGCAAAGCCAGACCGCTTGAAGCAATGGAAGGATTCTTGAATGTTCGTGATCGAGTTGATTTGAATAAACGAAAATTGGAAGAACTCCAGCTTGACGTAAAGGTACAGCTCCGGATTATCGATGACAAGTTAGAGCCTTATCAGAAAGCATTGTCTGCTGCAAACGAAACTTTGGCCAAGATCAAAACCGAATCCGAAGTTCGTGAGCGGATTGCAAGGTTGACTGCAGAGCGTGATACGGCTCGTCATCTTGTCGATGATCTGCAGCGTAAAAAATCGTTGGTTAAGTTGTGGAGCACTACTGCTGCGGAATTAGGTACTGCACATACAAACGGAATGTTTAAGTTTGTCAGCTTCAGGCTTTTCACAAAAACCTTATCGACCGATGATATCAAGGAAACCTGTGAGTTGATGATGAATGGTGTTCCGTATCGTAATTTGTCAACTGCGGAAAAAATTATTGCCGGTATCGATGTTATCAATGCGATCAGCTCAGCCAGGAAGGTAAGTAATCCGATTTTCGTTGATAATCGCGAAAGTGTAGTGCAGCTTCCGGAATGTCCAGAGCAGGTTATTAATCTAATCGTAAGCGGCGCTGATAAAGAGATTAGGGTGGTGAGAGAATGACGACGGTTGAGATATGTGCAGCATGTATTTTGATAGGATTCGTAATGGTCGCCATGCTCTTGATCCTGAAAACGGAGAGAGAATGCTATAAATCGGCAGGAGCTTCTCAGGATTGGGTCATTGATGTTCCGTCGGTGAAGCGTCCGGATCCTGCAAATGCTCAAATCGTTTGGCAAGCCGAAGTGCCGGTATATTTTGTGGAGCCTGAAACAGGGACGGTGTTAAGTGGTATTTTCGTGGTTGGAAATGCAGACCGGGCTGTGGTGAAGGTGAATTCAAGCATTACTCCAGGGCCAAAATATAAAATCGTAGTAGTTAAGTATGCTGATGTTTTTCAAAAAGTTAAGAAAGAAGGTATGGAAAATGGCTGAAAAAAATGAATTGTTAAAAAATGAAATCAATATAGATTTTTTGGGAGAAAGTGTGCGCGGATTAATAGCATTGCAGCCTGTAGCGCAGTTACTTGCGGGCGCTGATATTGTTCCTAAAGCATTTCAAAGTAAACCGGCGAACGTTCTTATTGCCTTGAATATGGCGCAGAGAATGAATGCTGAGCCGCTTATGGTTATGCAGAATCTATATATCGTTAATGGCAATCCTTCCTGGAGTAGCAAATTTCTAATTGCTTGTTTTAATACTTGCGGTAGATTTTCCAGTATTAAATACGAATTTATTGGCGAAGAAAATACCGATTCATGGGGCTGCCGTGCTTATTGTACAGAATTGGCCACCAATGAAAAACAAAGAAGTGTTGATGTTACGATCAAAATGGCCAAGGATGAAGGTTGGTATGGAAAATCAGGTAGCAAATGGAAAACAATGCCGCAGTTAATGATGCAATATCGTGCAGCTGCCTTTCTTATTAGGACGGTAGCTCCTGAAATCTCAATGGGATTGCATACGGCTGAAGAAATTGAAGATACGATCGATATTCAACCGTTGGCTGACGGTTCTTATGGGTTACATGAAAAGGCTGCTGAAACACAGAACCTTATTGCCACTACTCCAGTAACTACCGTTGATATGCCGGCACCGGCTATCAAAGTACAAAGTGAGTCTGAAAAAGTATCTGCAGCTGTAGCCCCAGAACCGAAAGTAGCGCAGAAAAGGCAACCTTCGTTCTGATGATTGAAGTAGAAGTTTTCAATAGCAGCTCAAATGGAAACTGCTACCGCTTAATTAGCGGTAGCAGTCAGCTGCTTATAGAAGCGGGGATAAAACTTAGCGATATCAGAAAGAAAACCGGACACCAGTTGGGGCGATTGGATGGTGTGCTGGTTTCTCACGAACATGGAGATCACGCCAAAAGTGTTATGCAGCTGATTGATAACGGAGTTGTTGTGTATATGTCAGAAGGTACTAAAGCTGCCCTGGGTGCTGCGGCAAAGTATGCTGAGATAGTTCGCCCTGATATGATAAAAAACATCGGCAAATGGCGAATTCAGCCTTTTAGGACGCAACATGATGCAGCGGAGCCGCTGGGATTTGTTATTGAGGATGGCGAAGATAGGCTGCTTTTTGCGACAGACACTTTCTTTTTGCCGTATAAATTTTTAAATTTAACTCAAATTATGGTCGAGTGCAATTATGCGCTCGACATTCTTGATAAAAACCTTTTGAGTGGTAGGGTTACTCAATCGCAGGCCAAGAGGTTATTAACAAGCCATTTTAGCCTGCATAATTTGAAATCGTATTTAAGGGATCAGGACCTGTCTCGAGTCAAGGTTATTTATCTAATGCATATATCAAGTGTTAACGGAGATCAGGACCGGTTTAAAAAAGAGATCCAGTCTGTAACTGGAAAACCAGTAAAAATTTGTGAAGCGTAAGGAGTGGGAACAATGACTACTGTACAAAGTATTGCTCAATTTAATAAAAATCGTGAATCTGCTCGTCAGGAGCAGGAAGAATTTTTGTCCAGTGAAGAAATCTGCGAGGACGAACCACTGAAAGGTGATTTTTCCAGTGTAAAAAAAGAATTTTCAGATCAGCATCCTGAAGATGTAGTTGTTTTACCTGAATTCGGAGGGAAGTACAAAATTGTAAATAATATTTATACCCCGTTGGCTAAGGCATTATGGGAGAAATTCAAAGAATTGCAGGGCTGTAATCCTTCAGCTATTTTGTTTGTGAAAATCGAAGAAGGTAAAAAAACATCGTGCAAAAAACCGGTATTTATGGACATCGGAGTATTATCGCAGCAATGGCAAGAAATTATAAACCAGATGTCAAAGCGTAATTTTACTCATGTCATCAGGATCTATGAGGGGAATATTGATAAATACCAGCAGAGCTTCGAACATTGTTTAGTGCATTTATACAACGAAATGCGCAAAATCAGCCCTGATGGCAGTTTAAGAAATTATGATGTACAAGGCTTTACTGAGGTTATCAGTAACCTTAAATATGGCTGGGATAAGCCAGAATCGATATTGCCGAACCTTATTGAAGCTGGTGACTGGTTGTCGATGAAGAACCGGCAGGGGACATTACCTTTTGGAGAAGATCGCAGCGGCGAAAATATCGAAGCGAAAAAATTTTGATTCGGAGGCATAGATCATCATGGCACGGGCGAAAAAAATAGGCGTCGATTACTATAGCCACGATGTTGGCGCTCAAAAAAAGCAAACTGTAAAAGCATTACGCTCACGCTTCGGCAATGATGGCTATGCCTTTTGGTTTATCTTGCTTGAATTGCTTGGTGAACGAGACGGCTTGTATATGGATTGCAGCGATGAAGCGACCTGGATATATTTGTGCACAGAGGTCATGATCGACGAAGATAAGGTGACAGATATGTTAAATTTCTTAGGGCGATTGGGTGCTATTGATAAAGACCTCTGGGCTGTGGATAAAATTATCTGGTGCCAGAATTTTACAGATCGACTTGCTGACGTTTTCAAAAAAAGAGGGGTGCCGAAACCTGAAAAACCGATCTCGAAAATGGTTTCTGCAACGAAAACAAATATTTCCGCACCAGAAATGGGCATTTCTGCAACAGAAATGCGACAAAGTAAAGTAAAGGAAAGTAAAGTAAAGAATAGTAAAGTAAATACTACGTTAGAAGTAGATACTACCCCTGTGGATAACTCTGACGATGGATCGGTTGACGGATTGGATTTTGATAATAATTTAATCCCAAAACAAGAAGCGGGGGTTAGCGTTATGCCAGTAGCCGAAGAAGTAGATTGTTTTTGGGATGTGTTTAAAACGGTATATCCACGAAAACGCGGGATCAGTGTACCTATGGCGAAGGATGCGCTGCGAAAGTTTCTTGAGTATGGCGGCGATCAGGCTGACTTGATTGCCGCGGCAGTGAAGTATGGACGAATAGTAGCCGAGAGCAAGACTGAAGAGCAGTTCATGAAAACACCACATGTTTTTGCTGGCGGCTATTTTAAAACCTTTGTGCCAAAGTACCGACGGAATTGCCCTGCGTGTCACGGAGAAGGTTTTATTGAGGGTCCTGACGGGAACATGGTGGAGTGCTGCTGCGTAGATAGATACAAGGAGTGGAAGGCATGAGTAAACCAAAATATAAAAAAAGGCGATTGATAACCAGTCTTGATGAATTGGTAAAACAGCCTGTTATTTGGTACCAGTTTGGCATAGGGCATAAAGTTTTGGACAAAGGTTGGTTCTTAAGTTTCCAGGTGAATTTTATTTACAATCAAATTCTGGGGAAGGGTATATATACTGCAGAACTCATAGAAGGCGGTGACTGTGATGAAGAAAATCCCGTGCAAGGGATGCCCGAACAGGCACGCTGCCTGCTGGGACAACTGTGAAAAATTTAAAGTTTTCAAAGCGGAGTCTGATAAGGTGAATGCTGGACGACGCGAATATAACAAGAAGCTTAACGAACATTTTGTTGATATTGTTCGAGCTCAAAAGAGAGGCGGAAGGATAAAATGACTAAAGCTGAATTGCTTAAGGCAATAAAATTTTTACCTGATGATACTGAAATTTTTATATCTGGTGATTACGCTGAACTGAATTCACTTGGATGGGAGGAAGTGGATAAGGTCGTTATTGAACGAACAAGTTCAGGCACAGTAATTTTTTTGTTACCCTAATTTTTTAGTTAAATAGGCCGCTCGCTACTGTCTCGGCGTGCTATATACAAGCAATGTATCACATTTGGGAAGTATGCCCTGCGGAGGTGATTAGCCCGCAGGGGCGGCCTTTTAATATAAGTTTGGAGTGGTTAAATGTGAAATACTTGGATATAAAAGCCATGATGGCAATGATTAAAGATGAGCCGGAGGATCAATATATACCGGTATTAAAGTCAGTACTTCTGCAGGCTTTGACGGAAATCAAACAGCTGCGTCGGAAAAATAGCCAGCTCGGTGGTGAAAAGGCCCGATTAAAGCGAGAAAATGCCGCACTTAAGG